AACTCACTCACCCACCGCCGGGTCATCGTCATGGCCTCGTCGGCACCCGGAGGTCCGCCGTACTCGGCCTGCGGGTTCTCGCCGTACATCATCAGCGTGTGCCCGGTCTCCAGGGCCACCCGGAACGGCACCGAGAAGATGCTCGCGTGCTCAGGCCACGAGATGTCGCCCACGCGCTCAAGAGACAGCCGGTTGAGCTTGGCTCGAACTTCCATGTTCGGCGTGAACTCGATGGTGCGCACGTGCCGCGCCAGGCTGTCGATGTTCGCCCGCCCCATCGGCGTCAGGTGGCAGGTGCGCGCAGTGACCGCCGTCACGTCCGCCCCCAAGCCCTTCATCGTCAGCGCGATGTAGGTGCTGTCCTTTCCTCCACTGCTGGGCACCAGGACGCGGCCGCTGTGCCGCTCGATCAGCTGCAGCAGCGCATTCTTGCGCGCGGCCCAGTCGATGGTCGGCCGCTTGGCGAAGGACACGCAGGCCGGGCACTGGCCGTCGATGAACGCGCTGTCCGGGCGGGTGTCCGGCATCACGCAGGTGCGGCAGCGGATCACGATGGCCTCTTCTCGAAGAGCCAGTACGCACATTGGTCGAACCCGCCGGCCACGCCCTCGCTTAGCAGCGTGAGCCCCATGGCCTCGTACAACTTGCCGAACGGCCTGCGCCACAGCTTGCCGTTGAACCCGCGGTATTCGACCTCCTCCTCGCGCTGCGCGGCGTACTCCACCGCCAGCACGTACTTGGCCGAGACATCGATGATGGCCTGCATCGCCGCGTCGAGGTCCTCGGGCGCCACGTGGATCAGCATGCCGCACGTGAACACGAGGTCGATGCTGTTTCTCTCGACGATCGAGGTCAGTGCGGCCGCGGTGCACACGTGGGCGTCGATGCCGGCCTGGCGCGCCTCCTCGACCGCTGGCGCGTTCACGTCCACGCCGTGCAACTCGACGCCGGGGTGGACCTGATGAATCGCCAGCAGGTTCCACCCCGGGCCGCAGCCCACCTCCATGACCGAGCGCACCTCGGGGTCGAACTGCATCGCCGACTCCCAGAACGGGAGACGCGCGGCGATCTCGACGCGGTTGCGCTTGTGATACTCGTGGCCGAACTCACCGGCCCAGAAGCTGTCATTCTTCACTGACTACCCCCTCAGGTTGTCGAACATGCGCTCAGCGCGATTCCAGTCTTCCTCGGTATTGATGTCGATGCCCCGGCTCGGGTGGATCGGCACCATGGCCGTGTGCCAGTAGATCAATGGGGCCCCGTTCACGAAGGCCCACTTGTGGCCGAAATAGAACATGCCTGCATCCGCCAGCGGATCGGTCAGCACCGACATCGAGAAGGCGTTGGCACGGTCGGCGAGCAGAGCGTAGCCGTGCTGCAGGTCTTCGGCGCGCAGCATCGGCGCGCACGGGTAGATCACGCACGCCTTGTCGCAGTAGCGCTCCTTCAGCACGTCGGCCGCCAGGTCCTGCGTGCCGCGCGTGCCGTCGTCGGTGGGGCGCATGAACACCGAACAGTGCAGCTTGCGGGCCAGTGCGGCAATCTCGTCGTCGTCGGTGCTGACCACGATCTCGTCGAAGAGCATCGAGGCCCAGGCCGTGGCGATGGGCCAGGCCATCATCGGCTGGCCCTTGAAGTCGCGGATGTTCTTGCGCGGGATGCGCACGCTGCCGCCGCGGGCCGGGATGATGGCGACGATGCTCACGAGAACACCTCTGCCAGCACGATGTCGACGACCCCCTTGGCCATCGCTGCGTTGCTGACCGTGCGCAGTTCGCGCTGGCTGTTGAGCACGACCTCGAGGCGCTTTGCAAGGGTCTTGCGGTGGCGCTCGATCAGCTCGTGCTTGACCGCACCACCGGCCGGCTTCATGTCGCGGCGGATCTCGTAGATCGCGTCGATGATGCCCATGGCGCCGGCGATGGCAGCCTGGGCCGCGTTGCCGTCAGCTTCCACCGCGGCGGTGAACATGCGGGCACCGAGCTGCAGGGCTTCGGCTGGCACGAGTGCGACGTATTCACGCGGCTCGCTCATGTGAAGGACAGCTTGCTTGCCGTGGACCGTCACGGTCAGCGACAAGGCCTTGGTGCCATCCCAGTTCGGGATGTCCGACCTCGGGTACATGATCTGCTCGCTCACTTGAACGCCTCCAGCTTCGACAGGTCGGGGTAGTCGCTGCGCGGCAGGTCTTCGTTGTGCCGCGGCAGCAGCGCCAGCTTCATCAGCCCGTGCGCTGCGACCTCGGGGGACAGGTACGCGTGCCAGGACGGGAACTGCACCTGGTCGCGCTTCGGGTCCACGCCCTCGGTGCGGCCATCGAAGCGGGCTCGGCGCAGCCACGCATCGGCGTGGTCGTTGTCGTGCAGGATGGCGCCGCCCTGGCTCAGCCCGAGGATCTTGCCCCAATGGAAGCTCACGCACTGCATGGCGCAGCGCCGGTACATGCCCGAGGTGAAGCGCCTGGCCGAGTCCCACACCGGCAACGGCTTGAGCTCGTACTCGCCCTGCCAGTCCTCGTCGCGGAACTCGACCCGCAGGCCGGCTTGGATGATGCTTGCCGGGACCCCGACATAGGACAGCCGCGGCATCTCGAGCGTTCGTTGGCCGAGACCGACCTCGCAGGCGTAGTAAGCGCAGGCCATCAGGATCGCCTGCGTGCAGCTCGTGGTGGTGACAGCGTACTTGGCACCGGTGTACTCGCACAGCGCGGCCTCGAAGGCTCGCGTGACGTCGTGCGCTTTCAGCATTCCTTCAGCCCCTCGCGAAGTTGTGCAATGGTAAGTCTGACTGCATTCAAACTGCAAGCGTCGGCGGACATTGACTCGTGCATCTTCTCGCCCGACTGCAGGCCGACGATCTTGGCGTCGTGCAGGCCCATGGCCTCGGCCAGGTCGCCCAAGCGGAAGGCCGGGAGATTGGGGATCATCAGGTCGGGCGCCTCGTGCTGCGTTGCAGCGGCGAGCACGAGCTGGGCAGCTTGGTGGCGCGTCATCCAGAACCGCGTGGCGTCCGGGTCTGTGATGCGCGCTCGCTTGCCATGCTCGAGTGCCCGGCGCCACACCGGGATCACGCTGCCGGTGCTGCCGGCTACGTTGCCGTAGCGCACCACGCGCACCTTGGGCCGGCGCATGCCACGCATGTCTTTGTCGCCCATGGCCACGCACTCGGCCAGGAACTTGCTGGCCCCGTAGGCGTTGGCCGGCTGGTAGGCCTTGTCGCTGGACACCAGCACGAAGCGCTGCACTCGGGCCTCCTCGGCCGCCAGCAGGGCATTGACGGTGCCGCTGACGTTCGTGGCCACCATCTCAGTGGGGTTGTACTGCCCGACCTCCACCCGCTTCAGCGCCGCGGCGTGGATCACGAGGTCGACCCCGTGCATGGCCCGGCGCAGCCGGTCGGCATCGCGCACGTCCCCGACGAACATGCGCAGCTTGGGATGCCCGTTGAAGTGTTCGAAGAGCTGCGCCTGGCGCCACTCCGATCGAGAGTAGATGCACACGGCATCGACGTCGTCGTGCTCGAGCAGCTGGCGGGTGAGTTCGTGGCCGAGGTAGCCGGAGCCTCCCGTGATGAGCACGCGCCCGCAGGCATTCATTGATGTCACGGCCACCACCTACTCCGCCAGCGTGTAGGCCATCTGCACGGCCTGCTCTGGGCTGGCGACGACGAACAGCGGCGCGGGCCATGTGGCAAGGGTCTTCGCCTGCTGCTTGGTGAGCTTGCGCGCGCTCGGTGGCTTGGTGCCGTCCTTGATCTCCATCATGGCGGTCTTTCTGGCGTAGGCGATGAGGAGGTCGAACGGCTCGCGCAGGTCGATCACCGAGACGCCAGCGCTGCGCAGTGCAGCAACCACGGCATCTTTGTTCGCGTCCTTGCGGGCTGCGCGGCGGAGTGTCATTCCTCCTCGCCCTCGACGGCCCGCGTGAGCCGGCGCAACTCCTGCTGCAAGTAGGCCTCCGAAGCCGTGGCGGCCAGGAACCATAGGCCCTCATCCTCGGCCTGCTCTGCCGCGATTGCGCGGGCTGCTGCTAGTGCTTCTGCGTCGGTCATCAGATCTCGACGGTGGTTGCGCGCTCGTCAAAGGTTGTGGCGCCTTCTGGCGCGACGACTAGGCGGGTGATGCGGGTTTCTGTGCTCACAGCCCGCCCCATTGGCTCTGGCTCGAGCGGCTCGGGAGGTAGTTGTCCACCCACGACTCGCGCTTCAGGTACCGCCCCGGCCCGAGGTCTTGAAAGCGCACGATCACCTCGGCCGGCTGCGGCTTGAACGTAGGCACCGGGGCAGGCTGCACAGGCAGCGGATAGCTCTTGTGGAAGTAGCGCAGCGGAGGATGCCCGCCCCCACCCCGCACCGGCTCCTTCACGGCGTGGACGAAGCCCGCGACCATGAGAGACTCGAGCGCCTTGCGGACCGACCCGCTGTTCTCGATGTCAAGCCAGGCGCACAGGTCCAGGACCATGACGCCTCCGGGGTGCTTCTCTACCTCCCGCAGGATGCGCGAGCGCATCGAGCCGGGGACTGGCGGGCGGCCTCGCTTGGGGTTGCTCATGCCGCCACCTCACAGAACCCGTCCCGGCTCGCGTAGCACAGCGCATCCGGCGCGCACAGCCCCGGGTGCCACTCCATGTCGATGCGCACGCCCCCACAGTGCACCGGCTGCACCCGGGCCATGCCGCAGCCCTCGAGGTGCACCAGCTCCTGATAGACCGACTCGTGCGTGCGGCCGGTCTGCTCGATCAGCTCGGCGGCGGTGGCGGGGAGGAGGGTGAGCAGTTTCATACGCGCTCGTTCCGCGCGTTGTATTCCGCTTCATCGCGTTCCGCCTGTTCGCTGGCCTCTAGATCGGCAAGCTTCTCCATAACCTCGCACTCGCACGCATCGATATCAAGCTGAGGGTATGTTTCGGGGCTTTCCCAGCCGTTGCCGACGTTCACCTCGTTGATGCTAACGCTTGGGTCGTAGCCAGGACTGCCGATACCAGCGCGAGCGTCAAACCACTGCCGTTCGCCCCTGTCGTAGTCAAACCGAACTCTGAACGGCGTGTCTTCGTGCCACAGTTCCATTTCTGTCGGTAGCTTCATCATGGCCTCAATCATCGCGCGTCTCTGGGTGCCGTGGGGTAGGTGTTTTCACCTAGCCTCGGCCGGCGTGAGCATCGTTTCGCACGATGCCAGCATCGCACGTTGAGCCGCGTTAAGCTTCTCCCCGCGGTCAATCTTGGCCCGCAGGCGCATGGCGCAGTACGCGGCCGGAGTCATCTTGTTCCGCTCCCGCGCCCCTTCCTCGAGCTGGCGCCGAATGTCGGCCATGAACTCGCGGTTCAGGTTCGAGCGCGGGGCCTCGAGGCGAGGCGTGTTGTCGGGCGCCCGCAGGCAGATGGCCTTGAACTGGCCCGATGTCGGCGGGTTCTCGGGAAGGTACTCGAGCCCATAGGCCAGCGCTTCCGGGTGGCGCATGTACAAGGCGCCAAGAGTCTCCTCCCAATCGGCCTTGATAGCCTCCGGGTTGATCCCCTCCCACATCCGCGTCCAGCGGTTTCCGTAGCGAACCTGCAAACGGGCGAACAAGCGCTCAACCCACAATTCGTGCACTGACATCGACTGTCTCCGGTTGGATGGGCCGCGCGGAGGCTAGGCCCCCGCTCATGGCCCGGATTTGCTCGCGGCGCTGCCGCACAAAGTCTGGCTCCGCGCCCTGCCTCCGCTCCTCAGGCTTCAGCCAATCGGCCATCAGGCCCTGTGAACCACGGAAGCACCAGACGGCAAGGAACGCATCCAGCGTCATCCGTGCCTTATCCGCCTCCGCTCTGGCCGAGGCAATGACCGTCTCAGTGACCGGGGCTCGCTTCTTCCGCCTCAGCTCGAGCCAAGATTCCCAGACTTCGGCGCTCACCCCATCGGGAGGGGGGACACCCCGCTTGCGGGGGGTTGGGGGGTTTTCTTCTTTGGTGTCTGGTGTCTGGTGATTGGGAGCATTGCCTTCGCTATGCGTTCGCATTGCGTTCGCATTGCGTTCGGTGTGCGACTTGGCACCTTGCCAGCGTGCATTCGCAGATGCGGATGCCTTGCGCTGCTTGTCTCGGTAGCGCTCGATTTCAGCATCGCACCTGCCGTGCGTCCATGTGCCTTCGGCGCGCGTAAAGAACTCTGCAAGCACGGATTCAAGCGCCACTCGCTCTTCCTTGCTCTTGGCTCCGACAAGCCGCGCCGCCTCGGTTTCGCCTATCCCACACTCCCGTGTGTAGTAGACATCGAGCAGCCGCCCATAGACACCATGCTCAAGCAGGCTCAGGTGAGCCGTGTCTTTTAGGTAGTCGCCTATGTGGCGTTCGTAGTAGTTCAAGCGCGCTCCCACACACTCCCAAGTAGAACGCACCGGCAGGCGGGGAGGTCGCTTTTCGGGCGGGTAGCTACTCCGCGCCCTATCCGGGGTTCATTCAATCCTAGCGCACCCGCACCAGCTTTGCAACCCACCCCGGACACCACTGCCGCAGCGCAGCAAACGCCCGCGACACCTCACCGCTACGCAGGCCAGCGCCGGCAGGGTTGACGCAGCGCAGGGGCCGGTAGTGCCGGCACTCGGTGCAGCGCACGCGGGGGTCTGGGTCAGTCATCGCGCGGGCCAAGCCGCAGCGGGCACGGCGTCTCGGCCGGGGGCGCAGTCCAGACTGGCAGCGGGAACGTGCTGCGGTCAGTGCGGCGCAGGCAGGCCTCGCACTCTTTGGCGAGGATGCCCACCGGATCGTCTCTGCCTGCGCAGCGGGGAACGTCGGCGGGTAGGTTACTCATGGCTGACAAGGCTCCGAAGCTCGGCCGCAGCGGTGCGGTCTAGCTCCGCGTCCATCTCGCCGTACTTGCCGCCGGCTGCAACATTCGCACGGTTCTCCAGTGCGTTTGCAAGCCACAGCACGTAATCCCGGCGGGCGAGGGCAGCTTTGCGCACTGCGGCTAGGTCTGGTTTGGTTTCCATGGCGGCACCTTAGACCAGATCGGGGCGGGATGGTATTAGGGTTTGCACTAGGGCACAGGCGGCGCAGATGCTGGCATGCTTGGCATCGCCGAGCCGCAACCATCCATCACGGTAGCCGTGGTGTAGGGGCTCTGGGGAGAGTAGCGGCCGGCAACTGACAAGGAACAACGCATGCACGACGACATCATGCACGAAATCGAAGAACGGGCCGCACTGTCGGCCGGGCGTTACGGGCCATTCGCTTCGACTCACGAAGCCCTCGGCGTTGCGCTTGAGGAGTGGGATGAGTTGCGCGCCGCCATTCACTCGAACAAGCTGGGCAGCGTCGAAATGGAGTGCATCGACCTGGCCGCCGTGCTGCTCCGCTTGGCGCATCACTGCCGCAGCATGCCGCCCGATAGCCGCTTTGCGCACCGGAGCGGCAAGTGAACTACAGCGAGTTTCTTGACCACAAGGCGCAGCTAGGCGGCGATCACGGCTTCTCGCCCGTCAAGATGCCAGGGTGGCTGTTCGACTTTCAGGCCGCACTCGTGGAGTGGGCTTTGCGCAAGGGACGGGCTGCAATCTTCGCCGACTGCGGCCTCGGAAAAACCCCGATGGAGTTAGTCTGGGCCCAGTTACTTCCGCCAGTCTTGCCGCAACGTGCAAGCTGCGGCGGATGGCATCAATATCGGCGCCGAGACCGAAGACCTTTTCGGCGCCGCCGATGCGATGGACTAAGGGTTAGTCCCAATACCCAACCGCCGCGATTCGTCCGATGATTCACCCATCGACAACGCACCGGAGAGCAGAGATGAGCGAGAACC